GGGTCTTGAAAACTATCTAATTATCCATAACTGGATGAGAGGACTTGGTGTTCCTGAGAAGTTTAAAGAAAGACAGGAAATGATTGACGCAAACCCTAATAATTTTTCACCAGGAATAGGTGATAAAGAATTTGCAGACGGAACTCTTACTGTATTGAATAGTAATTTTCAACCTTCATTCAATATAGTATTCAGAGATATGTTCCCAATAGCATTGAATACACTAGAGTTTGACGCTGCTTTATCTGACACCGAATACTTTAATTCTGTGGTAGAATTTAACTATCTAGATTATGAAATACGTAGTCTAACAGGAGATCGTTTAACAACCTTAAAATAAAATATGGACCCACTTGAAGTGATTAAGCAGTCTTGGGCAGGAGACTGTATTTTTGATGAAGACAAATTAGATCAAGAGTCGTTAAAGATACCATCTTTACACGCAAAGTATCAAGACTATTGGTCAAAGTATTCTTTAATACTAGAAGATAATAAGAAAAAACTTAGTGTCTTGAGGAGAGACAAGTATCTTTTTTATACTGGTAAAGCAGATGCGGAAGTATATAAAGATAATCCTTTTGATTTAAAAGTATTGAAGAATGATCTGAATACTTTTATGGAAGCAGACGAGGACATACAGACTCAGCAATTAAAAATAGCATACTTTGAAACTGTTATAAATTATTTGGAAGGGGTGTTAAAACAAATTAACAACAGAACCTACCACATTAAAAATGCCCTTGAACATAGACGTTTTGAAGCAGGTTTCTAATGACCCTCATCACAAAGAAGAATGAAGTCTTCTTGCGAGTTGATGCTGATCCACACATCCATCAAGAACTATCAGATTATTTTACTTTTGAAGTACCTAATGCAAAATTTTTACAGAAGCAGAGAAGGTACAAATACTGGGACGGAAAGATCAGATTATATTCACCTGGAAATGGTGAATTATATGTTGGGTTATATGATTACCTAGTTGAATGGTTAGATAGAAAAGGTTATAATTACAGTGTACAGTCAAACAAACAGTATGGAGAACCCAATGAGTCGGAAGAATTTGTCACCCCTGAGTCTGTTGCTTCCTTTGTTAGAGGTCTCAATCTGCCTTTCAAGATCAGAGGATACCAACTTAGAGGACTTTATTGTAGCATTAAGTATAACCGAAGACTTCTATTATCACCAACTGGATCTGGGAAATCGTTAATCATCTATACTTTAATTAGATGGCACTTGTTTCACGAAAGAAATATACTTATTATCGTACCCACTACATCATTAGTAGAACAATTATTCAAAGACTTTCAAGATTATGGATGGAATGCAAGAGAACACGTTAACAAAATCTATGCAGGGAAAGAACGTTATAGAGAATCTCCTGTTGTCATTTCTACGTGGCAATCTATCTACAAAGAACCTCGCAATTTCTTTAATAGGTTTGATGTTGTTATCGGGGATGAGGCACACCTTTACAAAGCAAAGTCTCTAACAAAATTACTAACCAAAATGCACAGTTGTAAGTATCGTATTGGTCTTACAGGTACTCTTGATGGTATGCAATGTCATCAATTACAACTAGAAGGATTGTTTGGTCCAGTAGAAAAAGTAATTAGAACTGATGAGTTACAGAAGAAAGGATACTTATCAGATTTAAAAATAAATGTATTAGTATGTAAGCACGAATATATTGAGTTTGAAAACTATCAGGAAGAGATAGAGTATATAATTACACACCCAAAACGAAATAAGATCATAGTAAACCTAGCGTCAGATCTATCTGGTAATACCCTTGTGCTATTTAATTACATTGAAAGACACGGAGACGTTCTTAGAGATATGCTAAATAGTAAAAAGGGAGATAAAAAACTCTTTTATATTCACGGAGGAACTGATACTTCTGAACGGGAAATGGTGAGAGAGATATGTGAGGTGACTAGCAATGCTATCATTCTTGCATCGTACGGTACATTCAGTACGGGTATTAATATTAAGAACCTACATAATGTAATCTTTGCTTCACCATCCAAGTCTAGAATCAGAAACCTTCAATCCATAGGAAGGACACTTAGGAAACACGATTCCAAAGCACGTGCTTATCTGTATGACTTTGCTGATGATATTAGTAATGAGTACAACCGAAATATGACTTTGAACCATATGGTTTTTAGGATTAAGACATATAATGATGAAAAATTTGACTACTCAGTAACAGAAATTAATCTCAGGAAGTAAAACAATGTCACTCAATTACGTCAAACACGAAGAAGAATTTTTAGGAGTTGCTAAACTTACTAATGGGGATGAGGTTATTGGTAAGTTTACAGTTGTAAAGGATACAGATGGTACAGATGTTGTATTCATAGTTGATCCTGCTAAAGTACATCACGGATCAATCAATACAGCAGACGGAAAAAGAACTGAGATGGTTGGTCTAAAGAGGTGGATGTATTTTTCTGATGAAGAATTTTTTATAGTTCCTGATAATCAAATTATTTCACTTGCTCCGCAGTCGGTCGAGGCGACGATGATGTATAAGATGTTTGTTCGTCAAGAGTTTGAACGCACAAGTCTATCAGACTTAAAAGAACAAAACGAACTACCCCCAAATCCTAATCAAGGATTCTTAGGTACTGTTGAAGATAACCGTAAAAAGTTTGAAGATCTCTTTAATAAACCTTTAGAGTAGTTATAACCATCCCTTGAACCCTTACAGTGTTAATTGTACAGATAATTGTAACTCTTGTCAACCCCTATTGACGTTTCCTAACAAATAAGGTACTATAAGGTATAGGAAATCTAGTCATCAATGGCGATCTCAATGCCAAGAAGAAAACAAAAGAGTCAGCATTACGTTGACAACAAAAAATTTTTAGAAGCACTTATCAATCATAAAGAAAGGATAAAGCGTGCAGCATCTCAGGACAAACCTAAACCAAGGATACCAGAGTATGTAGGAGACTGCTTTTTAAAAATCGCGACGCACCTTTCGTATAGACCAAACTTCATAAACTATATGTACAAAGAAGATATGGTTTCAGATGGTATAGAAAACTGTGTTCAGTATATTGATAACTTTGATCCAAATAAATCTAAGAATCCATTTGCATATTTTACACAAATAGTTTACTTTGCTTTTTTAAGAAGGATTGCAAAAGAGAAAAGACAGCAATCAATTAGAGAAAAAATTATAGAGAAGTCTGGTTTTGATCAGATCTTTCACACTGACGGTGATGTAGATCCTGCTACACTAAACAATATTAAAACTCGTATTGAGATGAACAACAGATACCAATGAAAGTTGATAGGTACTATGATCCATACGAGGATCTTGAAGCACAATGTCTAGAAGAACTAGAACACATCGCCAAGTCACTAGGCGGTAATATGAAAAAACTGACCAGAGCAGATTACTCTGGAAGATCATCAAAAGTTATTGAAATTGAGTATGAAATTAACGAAGGAACTAATTGACAAGATACAAGAAGCAATGCTTCATACCAAGAAAGATGGTACTGTCAACTGGAAAGATACCGATGAGATTGAGGTACAATTAGCAGGAACATTTGCTGCTGACAGATTTATTGTTATTAAGAACAAAACAAAAGACCCAGTAG